TATAATCCACCTACCCATAGCATGACATGAAAGTTGTCATAAAGTATAACATCCATAAAGCTCTCAGGCTGGCCAATCCAAATTACTCCGGTCATAATACAACCAATAGTAAAACCACTAAACTTTGTTATTAAATCTCCTACCCAGGGCCATAGTCTTCTCCATAGTGCAGAAGCTCCTCCTATCAGTAAGCCAAGCCCTGCTCCTAATTCTCCTAATATTACAAATAGCCATACTACATAAGGTAACTCAAAACTTTGTGCATCTTCTATTGAGATAGGTAATTTTGCAAGTCCTTGTTGAATAAACACTATTGCAAGAGGTACTCTAAGTAACCAACCAGGTAAATTTTCGTTTATTTTCTGTATCATTTTCTTTTTATATGATCCTTTAATGCTAACTTTTGTTTTTTCAATTTAATTAAATGTTCTTTAGTTTCCCAACTTCTATCGTAATTTCTTTCTTTTTCAACCTCGTCAACTTTTTCGTGTAAGTAATTAAACATACTATTAAGTTTTTTAGCCTTTTTAGTGGCTCTTCCGGTACTCATTATATCTCCTCAAACAAATTATTAAATTGAGAACTTGCATTAACAGTTCTTTTTCCAGTAGCACCCCTTGTACCAATGATAGACATCCAAAACTTTGAAAATTCTTCTATCACAAGGTTTGCTTCATCTCTGCTACTTGTAGCAAAAATAGCTTCAACAACGTCTCTGAAGTATACTCTATCAAAACGTTCGTCTACCAACATAGCAGGAATAGTATTGCTATCATATTTTCTATTTGCTTCTTGTACTGCATTAATGTGCATCCATACATTATGTCCCATCATTATTGCATATGAAAAACTATCCCATGATGTTTTTCCTTCTTTTCCTATTTTATTTAGATCTCCAGGACCATATATACAAATGTCTTTAGCCATTAATTCAGCAGTTATAGGAGAGTCTAAGAAACTAGTATGCTTTCCTTCTCTAACAAATGCAGTACCAAACGGTGTAGTATCTGTTGATAGTGCTTTGTCATCAATACTAGGAACCATTCTGTATACCCATTTAGATCTATCTTGAGTTTCTAGTTCGCAATATATTTGTCCGTTGGCTGTTGCTAAAAATGGACTTGCACAGTCAAATGTTACAGTAAAGTTTTCGTTATGATATTTACGAACTGATCGTTGTATATCAGTTAGCAATGTAGCCCATTCTAGCTTACTTGTACCTAAAAAGTGCATTACATCGTGTATACCCTTTTCCAGTAGTCCGTCGAATCTCAATGCAACTAGACGTTTAAGGACCAAATGCACATCACACATATTCTGACCACCCATTGACCAACCGTTAAAGTGATCATTAGGATATTTTTTTGGATCGCAGTAATCTTTCATTTGGTTATACCAATCATCTGCGTCTGTATGGTTTTCACCTTGTAATACATTTAAGAATTTACAAGCACCGCTTCTATTTTTCATCCAGTAATCGTTGTTAATACGTGTGGCATTTACTGCATCTTGGTAGTTGTCAATTCCAGTAGCTTTAGCACCTTCTGGTGAACGTGATACCCAAGCTGGAATATCAAGTATCATACCATAGTCCATATATTCATCCATCCAACGAAGAACACCGTCACGTTTTTTATGTGCTTTAGGACAGTTAGGATCCTTCCAATCACCTTCCCAGACACCTTTACCAATCTGGAATCCGCCTGAGTCGCCAAGTATCCAAGTGTTATTTCTATCTCTATTCCTTACCATGTCTTCTTTAGGAGAATCCTTATTAATATCAAGCTCAGCATGACCTGCAGAGTATAAAGTCCATTTATACTGGAACTGCCCTTGTGTTGGATTAATGTAATTAAGACCTTCTACACCGTTTTTTAAGTTACTAGGTATCCTAGACTTTTCAACATAGTCATCAAAACGTTGTTTTCCAACATATGTAGCATAAAATCCGCTTAGTGCTGGAAGGAATCTAGCATAATCTTTTTGTTGTGCAGTTAAGTCTGTAATCATGAATCAGCTCTCCATCTATATACTTCTGGAATACAAAAGTTTCTTCCCCACTTACAAGTATTGTCTTCTTTACATACCCGTTCGTGTTTGCTATTTTCCCAACAATCTCCTGACAATCCACGCATCTTTATAAGTTTTGCAAATCCATCGTCTATAGATAACATTATAATAGAAGGAAAAATTAAGCCCATGGTTACAATCCAAAAGAATGCCCAACCAAAGCCTTTATTATGATATGGTTGATTTGGATCACTCATTACTTGCTCTGTGCTGGTAGTATGTAATCGTATTTTACCATGCCACTGTCTACTGAAATTTGCATAGCACCTTGATCACTCAAACTCATAGTTAAGTTACCATCTAAGTTAAGTATAGATTGAACTTGTGCTACAGGCCAACTCCAAGTATGTGCAAGTGTACCTTCTATTCCATGTTGGAAAACAAATTCACCTGCATGTGTGCTTTGATCACCAAACGCAAATACAAGATTACCGTCTTTTGTGCTAACATTAAAGTTAGGCTCTTCTGAATGTGCCGCACTCATTAGTTTCATTCTTGCAATACTTGCTACACTTGGAGCAAACGTAACTTGCCATTGTGCACCTTTAAATTTTACTGTTTTAAGTTTTTCGTCAATAATTGCTTTATTCATAAAACGGTAATCATTTTGGAAATCACCTGCCGCATTTTCAAAATGAATATGTGTAGGAACAGTTTCACCGTTACGTTCTGCTTTTACAACTTCAATCTTTGCATCTTTTTGATATTCTGGATTCTTTAAATGCAATGCAAGTTTGTCTAAGTTTGGCATGCCAAAAGTATTTTGAAACTCGCCTACTGCCGACTGTGCTTCAGCAGATAGTATAACACTACGGTCTTCAGCCATAGAGTCGATTGTTGTTCCTTCTTCGTTTGTAACTTTTACTAAGCTCAAGAACCCTAAAGCATGAGTGTGTGCTACAATATCTTGTAAGATGTCTTTCATATTATTCTCCTATTGTTATTATTATAGTATCTAAGTGGTTGAAAGTCAAGTGTTTTTCCTAACTTTATTGTTATATTCTACGGCTGATCTTATAATATTTAGATCAATGCCGGCATTGTTTGCTGATTTTAGGATAGCATTTGCATCCTTTGGAAAGCAATGACCACCAAAGCCTCTTTCATCTGTAACCTTGGTATGACTGTGTCCTATTCTAGGATCTTCGCCAATTTCTTGTGATACTTTTTCGTAGTCTATATTTAATTTTTTACACATATCAAATATTTGATTAAAGAAACTTACTTTTGTAGCCAAGAATGCATTTCGAAATACCTTAGCAATAATAAGTTCTTTAGGTTCACTAATTATTACATTTTTACCACAGTTGTTAAAAACTTCTGTCCAATATGCAATATTATCTCCACCGAGAGATATGCTTTCACAGTCTTCTAAATCCTTTGTTGCAGTTTTAGATCTTAAATATTCTGGACTAAAAGTTACATTATGTTTAGGAAACTTTTCTTTCAAGTTATACCAGCCATCTATACTAATTGTACTTTTTATAAGTATCGGTGTGTTTTCTTTTGTTTGTGATAAAACGTCAAGAACATTTGTCATGTTACAAGCACCATCATAATCTTCAGGAGTACTAACACATACTATTACACTTTCAGGATTATAATCAACCACTCTGCCCATGAAAGTTTCTTTTTTGCCTAAAATTCTATAGTATTCTGGATCAACAATTTGCGTCATATAATCAAAGTTGTTGAGTAATTTTTCGTGTGCAAGTCCTACAGAGCCGTAGCCGGCAATAACAATATATCCTGTCATTCGCAAATCCTCTTTCGTAGATCAGTTGTACTAAATCTATGATCTCTTTTGTTAAAATATAATTCTATTCCTAAACGTCTACAGATATCTTTTCCTGTAAAATCTTTATCCTTGTATTCTTCACCTAAAATACGTATATCTATTTGATACATTTCAAGTATGTCTTCTACATCTTTTTCTGTAGTATAAGGAATAATCTCGTCAACATATTTTACACCTTTTAATTGTGTATAACGTTCTACTATAGTTTGAATAGGCTTGTTCTTTTCAGGCCTGTCTATAGTAGGGTCTAATTGTAAGCCAGCAACTAGGTAATCACATCTATCTTTTGATTCTCTAAGCATTGCAATATGACCTGCGTGTAGCAAATCAAATGCACTAAAGGTTATTCCAACTTTCAATTAGCTACTCCTGTTTTTATTAAATTTTCTAAAATTTCTTTAGTTTCTCGCCAGTTCTTAACTTGTTTGGCAACTCCGCCTCTTTCTTTAACAGCATAAGCTAAACTAAAATCATTGCCATCAGGGTCCATTCTATCTCCAAAGAAGAATAATTTTTCGTCATCTTCAAAATGACTTACAATTTGTCTTTTATCTTTTCCTTTAGATATAATGTCTATACCTGTTTCTCCGCCGACTACTGCACTAACGTCTGGAAATTTATTGTTTACTGCTTCAGCTATGTTTACACGTTCTTCACTTTGTATGTCCCAATAATAATAGTCTTTACGTTGTACTTTATCAGCTTTTCTACCAACTATAGAAAAGTTTATCATGCCTGGTCGGTGTTCTATATGCCTACCTGTCTTAGTTTGATATTCACTTTCTTGTAAATTGTTTTCTAAATACCTTAATAGTTCAGAAGACGGTTTCCAGTTGTTTGTGTATACATTTTGTTGCTTCTCCCATATGTCGTTACCATTACAGTTGTAACATTTGTTTACACTTTTACATATTTCTACTCCTAATTGCTCTACAGTTTTAGGATTATCACTACCTGTAACCAAAGATACAGGATTTTGTTGTGAAAAATACATAAACCATAATGCAAATTCAGATTGTATTCTTTTACGGCTTGGAGTTAGTGTGCCGTCTACGTCAAATAAGAAATGATTAGTCATTCCTTTGTTCTCCTTTTTCATGTCTACTCCTAACTGGTTTACCATGCGGATGAGGTTTACCGTCTTTTATGTTTACAAATACTATATTGTCAATATGTGTGATGACGTCTTTTGTGTTCATATCACGAACAGTGGCTTTTACAGTTATACTTGTCTTACCTACGTATACTGTCTCCATACCAATTTCAATTATATCTCCGTGTCTAGCACCACGTACAAAATCAATGCGTCCTATAGTTTTTGTGACAACATTCTGGCTACCTAGCTGACAACTTACATAGATATATGCTTCTTCATCTAACCAGTCAAGAACTCTACCACCAAATAAAGTTCCGATTGCATTTAAGTCTTTTGGTGCAACTATTTTTCTAGTTCTATAAATCATCTATTCACCAAAATCAAACAAGCTATTAAATGTGTTTTGTTGCTTAGTATCTTCTAAGTTATAGTTTAACACACCTATCAAATTGTCTAGTTTATTGTCAATAATAGTTTCTTCCATAGCATCGTTATCAAATGGAAGTTCCTTAAACCAATCTGGTATACGTAATTCATCTGTAGGATATGCAACACTTGTATACCCTAATGGATTATTTTTAAGTTTACATACAATAACTTTCATACCGTCTACAATTTCTTGCGAATACTTGTCACCGTTCATACGTTTAAGTGTATTCCAGTTAATACTTGCTCTAACATGTCCAGGCATGTTTGCCTTTCCTTGTTTTTCTTCTAGACGTCTATAATGTCCAACTTTGTTAGCACGTTTTGGAGACCCTTTTTCCCAACCTGGGCGTTCTTTAAAGTCTCGCCTAAATTCAGTGATACGTTCTAATATCTCATCTTGGCCTGTTTCCTGTAAAACCATCATTAAGATCTCACTCAAAAATTCTTGCATGAATACAGGAGTATCTGATCTACGTAAGTCAAGACCCATTGCTTTTACTTTACCAGGCTTGCCATCTATATCACTCCTAAAACCTTCTACATCATATACTAATGCCGCATAACGTTTTTTAGTAATATACAATCCGCTTTCTGCTACAATTTCTCTACCTGCGGCAATAACATCTGATCTACTTTTAGGACAGTGGAATGCATTTAACATAAACTTTTCAAATGTTGTATTGGCTTCTTCTGCAACTTGGTCATATAGTGTGATAACATTATCTTTACTCCAAGGAATATTACCAGCATCAATATCTTTTCTAAGTGTAGGATATGCACTAAAATAAACAGAATCTGTATCACCGTATATAACTGCTTGTCCTACATGATCATATGTTCCTGTAATAACTTTGTTAACTTCAGCACTCATATGTTTAACAATAGTTCTACCAGATAGTGTAGTTGACTGTCCAATACGTTTATCAAAGAATCTACAACCTGGATTAAGTATTGCACCATACAAACTATTCAAGTTAATCTTTTTAACAAGTTGCCGTTTGTCCCAGTATTCAGTTTCTATTGAATTACCAGCATCTTTTGCTTTTTTAAGTTGTGCTTGTAGATCTTTACGTTCTGCATACCAACGTGCAAGGATTCCAGGTATTACACCTTCAAATTCTGTTGTAAAAATTGTACCGTTTGAACTTAGCATCCAAGGCATATTACTATCAAATACTAGCTTGTATATTTCAGCACCGCTCATTACTTGACTTTCTTGATTTTCAAAGTCTACTGTAATTGCAACATCTTTCTTTTGTGCCATAACTGCTTCATATTCTTCAGATCCAAATTTGCCTTCCCATGCACCTGCAAATGACTTCTTTTGAAGTACCATTGCATCGTGTAGCATTGCTTCTGTGTGTTCGGGACGTAGTTGTCCTACGATAGTTTCAGGAGCCATGTTAAGAGCTCTAATAACACTCGGGTACAGACTGTTTAAGTCCATACTACCTATCCACTTGTGTAAACCTTTTTTAGGAAAGGCTACATAAGCACCTGCGGCGGCAGTATTTTCATCGTCACGTTTTGGTCTGTTAGGAACTTGTAGTCCTCTGTGATGTGCTTCGTTAATAATTGCTTGTTCTGTAACTGCTACAGCACCCATTGTGGTCTGCAACAAAACAGTATTTGCATGAGCAAGTTCATTACTAAGATCAATAAATCTTAGTTTTTTGTCCAGCTTGTCCAGTAGTGCGGTATCTTGTATGTTGTATTCGATGAACTTTCTAAAGTCATTGTTGTACAACTGGTCCAAAGTACCTTCATAAGGCACTTTGTTTTCACCAACTTCGAGTTCACCAATTGCATCAAGTCTATAAGTGTGTCTTTCTTCATATGTATATTTACGATATAATTCTAAACTATCTAAATGTACCCTGCCTACTAGGTCATAGGTTACAGCTGATTTGCCGTACTTTTCATATTCACGTTTCTTAGGAAGTTGTTTCCAAAGACAAAAACGTCTTGTATCATCTTTACTTAAAACTCTACTAGTTCTATTTACAGTATAAGGTATATCATAACCTTCACTGTTCCAACCTGATAAAATATCAGCATCTTCAATTAGTGTTAAGAAAGTGTCGATCATTTCACCTTCTTTTTCAAACAACATTACGTTTTCAATGCCTTCAAGCTCTTTCTTTGCTTGATCCATTGTAAGTGTTTTAGGTGGAACTGCTAAACATACCATTGTTTCCATCCACTGTAAGTAAACACTTATAGAAGTAATTGGCATGAACGGATCTGCAGGATCTGCAAAGCCACGTTCTGGATCATAATCTGTCTCAATGTCAAAAAATGCAATGTTTAGTTTAGGTGCATCTTGGTTAAGATAATTTTCGCTCAAGCACTGAAATATAGGATTTATGTCGCTTTCAAAAAGTTCTTTATTTTTGTTAATAGCAACTTCTTTACGAAAGTCTTTCGTATTTTTAGAAACAATTCTAGTTAAAGGATCGCCATATATGCTTTTATGTTTACCTTTTAGATCTTTAAAATAGAATGTGTATTTTACAGGATATTCGTGAAATTTTCTTTTGCCGTCTATTCTTTCAACGACTTTAATTATATCTTGATCACGATCAAAGACCGCATCTACGTAACTCATTTTCTCTCCTCGTTGCTTATGGCCAACGTACCTTCTACATGCCCGCCAATCGGCTTAGGGCGTTTGTTGTATTTAACTACTTGTCTTTACCAACGGTAGCAACAAGAACTTCCAAGTCTTCAAATTCGTCTGCAACTCTATCCCAGTCGCCTTTTTGTGCAACTTTGATAGCTTTATTAATCAATGCAGGCTTAATCTCTAATTCTTCAGCTACTGATTTAACTGTGTCTTTTAATCCTGCTTGTAAATCTTCTACTTCTTGTAAAACATTTACACCTTCATTTACAAGCCTTTCAAGTTTAGCCTTTTCTTCTACACCGTATACACGATTACTCATATTGATCTCCTAATGTTTATCTAAGTATACTATAAGTTTGCCTGTTTGTCAAGCATTTTTTTATAAGCCTCTTCAAATCCTTCTTCATATTCATATAACGGAGCACCATTGCTTCCGTCTATCCAAAGCCTTTTGAAATATCCAGTATAGCTACTATATATTGTTTCTAAAGATGTATTTAAATGTCCTTTTACTAGATAGAACATAAGGCATGCTTCTTTTTGTGTTGGTGTATTATCACCAATCATTCTATTGGAAATTTCTAAGTGAGTGGTATAACTGGTCTTTAACAGACTCTTCTTTTGGTTCTTTCTTTGGCTGTTCGCCTTTTAGTATCCTATTCATTGATACTAAACTGCTTCTAAATCTCGGTTCAGTGAGTAATTTTGTAATTAATCCTACATACGGACTTAATGCTTTTCTTTCATTTGGAGCTAACATTTCTCCTGCTACTGCTTTTGTTAATCCTCTTGCAACTAGTATATTTGGATCATCTGATTCTAAATCTGATCTGATTGCTGAAACCGCCGCCGCTAACTTATTTGTATCCATTTCGTCTTCACCAACAAGTTTATCTTTTAAAGGATGTGGTTGGTAACCTTGTTTACTTGGAGTAGAAGTTTTTGGCATTGGGTCTTTGCCTTTAGCTTGACCAGCAGAACCTATTTTCTGAGTTTCGTTAACTCCTGCAAGTGTTCTAATTTCATCAAATATGCTCATATCAATACTTAGTCTCTCAATGCGGCGTAGCCTTTGTCCTTGGCTATATCGATAGCCCTTTGGGCATCTAATGGTTTAATTTTAGGAAATTTTTTCTTTAACATTTTTAGAAGTACTCTCTCAGGATAGATGTTAACCTTAGGCACAATGTAAGGCAGATATTCTGTCTTCATTTCTTTACCTGACCAATCAAGCCATTTTGGCCAACCCCATCCTTCTGTAATTTGATATGCTAACATATTATTTACAATGTTTACAACTGCAACCTGTACAGACATCATTAGCACATTCTTGGCATTCTGCACCACAATGGCATTTATGTCCACATTTCTCGCACTTGCATTCCATAGTCCTCTCCTAAATTATGTTATTTTTTTTGTTCTTTTTTATAACGTGCTAAAAACTGCTTGTGTTTCGCATGGCTCTCTGCCGCATCTGGACTTTTCTTATAAATTTTTAGCCAACCCTTATATTCTAAGTCATCTTTTGAATTGCTCTCTTTGACTTTTCCATATGTTTTACACGGGTCTTGACCACAACCACAGTTCTTTTTTTTCTCTACAAGTTTATTGTTTAATTTTTCTGATAGTGTATTTTTATACGGTGTGGGTGCTTTTGCATTATACTTAGATTCAGCAAATTTCATTTCATAATCTAAGTTGTGAAAAACAGAAGATATGTAGTCAGCGGCTTTGGTAATTTTACTTTGTTGCCATCCTTGTAATCCTTCTGCTTCGGAAACATTTTTTAGCATATTATGTAATTTAATAGAATATTTTGCAAGTTTGTATAAGTCGGATCTAGCCATATCAACCTCATGATCTTTTTCAACCATATCAGCCATCATAGCCATATTTGAACCTTCTTTAACTTTTACACAGTTATCAACTGTCTTGCCACCCTTTTTCTTAGTGCCCATACGTCTATAGCCTTTCCAACACACCTTGCCATCTACACCTTTTTGTTTTTCTTCATCTAGTGTAGTATAACTAGGGTTGCCACAGTCTGGACATAATTCGCTTTCAAAATGTTTTAATCTCATAACATGCTCCTGTTATAGTATTTATGTCTAACCGGCATGCATTGCCGCCATGTGAGCCTTATACTTTTTAGTTCCTTTTTTATGTGGACTTTTACCTTCCACTTTCTTTTTCTTTTTCTTGCCCATACGTGATACAACACCTGGACCGCCATTAGCAAAACCGTTACCTCCGCCCATACTAGTTGCTATTGCACTTGAACTTGTGGTTTCTAGTATATAGTCGCCCTCTTTATGCTTTTTCACGTCTTTCATTTTTGCCATTACTTTTTGTGCATCTTCTGTATACCCGGCATCTTTACATGCTTTTTTAATTGCACCTAGACCTGCGGCTCCACCTTCTTTCTTGAGTGTTTTACGTATACAAGCCTCAATCGATCCTTTAGATTCGCCTATACCACCAAATGCATCTAATTCTTTATTTCTTGCTGTTTTTGCATACTGCTTTGATTGGGCGGCTTGTTTTTTAAATGTTGGCATCTGTGCTTGTATTTGGTCAATTGATTTTTGTAAAGTAGGAGTATCTGGATCCTCTGGAAAATTTGCAACCTGCTGTTCATATGCTGAAAGCATTTTTGACATAAAGTTATACATTTTTGTACCTATATCTAATTTAGCAAGTCCATTTGCAATTTGCTCCATATTCGCTAAGGCACCTCTCATATCACCTTGCTTAACTTTTTGTAGTCCTTGTTGAGCAGATACAGTTAATTGATTTAAATCATTTACTTGTGTATTTTCTACTATTTCATATACTTTCATTATTTTCTCCCCGATTTTCGTAAAATGGATTGTTAGGATCAGCATCTCCTGCTTTGTCTTCCCACCAGTCTAACTGGTATTTTTCACCGTCCTTGAACATACCCTTCATTGTAAGTATTCTGGCTTCATATTCTTCTTTTTTAGGTTTTACTCTACCAGCAACAACATCCATAACAAAATTTAATGTAGTTGCATTAGCTGTTATAGAACCACAACGTGCTCCTACTTCATTCTTTAAATGATCAATTAGTATACTACCACTACATTCTGCTAGTTCATCACTTAGTTCTTCTGGTACTTCTAAGTCAACATAACAGTATACAAAGTCATAGTGCGGTGCAGGGCTCCCGTGTAGTATGTACTCGTCTCGAACAACCACTCTTTTAAATCCATCAATATTTTGCCATACAGTTTGTTCGTTTGTAAACTGTTCAGGAGCACCGAATGTTTTTTCTAAATACTTGCTATACTTAACTGGATATTCATGGTCCCAGTTATCATAACTTACTTCTTGATTTTTAAACTCTACAAACCTCATTTTTATTTACCGCTTTTCATATTGGCACACCAGTGATACATTTTAGCCTTCTCACCACTTGCGTTCTTAGCACGTTTGCGTAGTGCTGTGACACTACCATTACAACTAGCACCTGAACGTTTTACACGTCCTGGTCTGCTTTTGCCTTTTTTCTTACCGTCAGCAAAGTTTTCAGCCATTTGCGGATTAGTTATACCGAAAGATACAGTTTTGCCACTGTCATCATAATCGTAATCCCATCCAGTTTTTTTTGAAAACATTTGTACAAACCTTTTATAAAGCTGAGATCTACCTCCGTCTGCTTTCGCTGCACTAAAATATACTTCTCTTACGTTTTCTTTATCTAGCTGATTCCACCATTCAGTAATAGCGGCAACCACAGTTGCAAAAATTCTAAATTCATCTCCGTCCCCGGTAGGTTTAAGTGTTCCGCCTCTTGAAAATTCTATGTCATAAGAACCATAGTCTGGTTCAGTTATATTGATATCTAATATACTATCATCTGCCAATTTTATTTTTGTTCTTGAGCCACCTTCTCTCCTTAGATAGTCCCACTTAAAAGGGTAAGGATTGTCCATTGATTCATTTTGTTGTGTTACTGGCGGAACTTTTGATCTTGTTTTATCTTTTGGATCAGTTTCTCTTGCGCCGCGATCTTTAGCGGATTTAGTCAACCGTCCTTTTACTAGATTACCTGTCTTTGTAAAATATGTACCAGGAGGTGCTTCTTTAGTTTCTATAAGTTTTAAAAAATCCTCAATTGGTAACTCTTTACCTGTTTTTCTTTTGAAGTTCACTCGCAGGTAACGCATTATGTTTGTAAATTCTTCTCTAGATAGTTTTCCTGCTTTATAATCTTTTGAAGTATGACGAATCATAGCCTTTGCATTCTCTAATGCTCTAGGTAAATTCATTCGTTGGGCTCGTGCTATTTCGGCCGGAGTTCTTGTTTTTTTGGTTGCTGCTATTATATTATCTACATATCCGCCGTGATCGTTAGCAGGTTTTTTAATATTTTTCTTTTGATTCTTTAATTTGTCTAGTGCTTGTTTAACTGCTTTTAGGCCGTATCTTTTAACAAGTTCTCGAGCTGTTGTACCAGCCGCATACAGTGCAGCAATTACTGCAGGGTGTTCAACAATAATTGATTCTTCTACAGGCTCTTGCATATGTTGTTTTATTGCTTTTGCTGTTCTTTCAAATTTGTGATCTTTATATTTGAATGCTGTTCCACCTGCAGCTTCCCAAGAATCAACATTTTTTCCAAAGTCGTCAATTAAGATGTTAGGTGTTCCATCTTGTTGAGTAGCGTATTGTGATTTATTGTGCGTAATAATAACTTTTTCTGGCGGAAAGAAACTTAGGTTCTTTTTAATCCATTCACGTTTGTGTGGTTCCGAATTCGGGTCATCAGCTAAAGGTGAACTACAAATATTATATTTTCCTTTAATCTGTTTTATAACAGCAAGTAATTGTTTGGCCTGTGGCAATAATGGTAATTTAAGCCAAAATTCATTTGTATCTCTTATTTTTTGTAGTGCGTCTTTTATATCGTGTTGTTTGTCTATTTTTGAAAAATGATCTACATTCATTAATTTAGACCATTCACCAAAGAAGTCTGCAAGCACTCCATCCATATCTACATAAATTTCAGTTGCTTGTGCTATCTCTCCTAAATTTTCTTTCATTTGCCTATAGTATAGCACACTTTCATATAGGTTGTCAACCGATTCTGAAAACAAATGTGGCTTTCTAGATGCCCATTTTCTTAAAACAACTCCTGCTATTGCATTCGCTTCGTTTTCATCAATACTACCGTCACTACCATCTAAATCCTCTTTGCTTTCACGCTGTAAATGATGCACTATTTCATGTGCAATAGTACGCATCACATCCATTTGATGTCTATTTGCATAACTTACAGTAATTGAATTTTCGTCTATATCATAGTAACCAAAAGTTTCTGGTAGTTCTTTTGAAGTAAGTCTGACACTAGGTTTTGATTTTACTTTTAGTTCTTCACAGCAAAAATTTATAAAGGATTTATAATTGTTTAATTTTTTTTCATCTACACTTTCAGACAATCCAAGATTAAACAATACGTTTGTTTTAGACCCTTTAGTTTTTTTTGACATACTTTTAGGCCTGCCATCTTTATCTACAGAGTTCCCAAACTTAGCTGCTTGTATAGATATTTCGTTTGGACCTACATCAACAGTTTGATTCTGTTTAGTAATGCGTCCTACGCCTTCTTTAAAATGAACAAATCTCATTTTTTATTGCGTCCTCTAAACTGCACTGGCCCTGTCATATAAGGTTTAGAAAACCATAGTTTAAACCATTCAGCATCTCCTGGCTTAATTCCTAGTTTCTTTTCTTTACGTTTTAATTCTGCCGCTGTCTCGGACGGGTTTTCATCTATCTTGTATTCGGTAAATCCTTTAAACTCGCCAACACCTGCAAGACGTTTTAATTCAGAGATACTAGAATACATATCATTTCCCCGGATCTTGCGTAGCAGTTTGGGGTGCTCTTTGTTTTGCTATTCTAGCATTTTGATCTTGGTTAGTTTTGTCTAATGAATCCCACCATTCTTGTGCACCTGCGATTGCCTGCCTAGCAGGAATACTTTGTCCGTTTTTAAGGAATTTAACATCAGCAATAGCCATAAGTTGTTTTAGTCTTGCTTTATGATTCATATTAGGCATAGGTCTACCCATTTGGCTTTGCCGTGTATATGCTATGTATTTGTCCATATCCTTTTTTAGCTTTTCTGCGCCGTATTTTTTTACTTTTTCTGGATTTGCTTTTAAAATTATTGTAACATCATTAAAAGGATCAAACATTGCATCTCTTACAGTCATTCCCGACTTGCTTTTATTTACTGAAAAGCCGCCAGCACCTGCGTCAATAGTCCCAGAGTCAGCTATCTTGTTTCCTTTGAAATCATACATTGCACTTTGGCCTAGGTTAACATCACCTCTGCCTGTACCCACAGTAGTTGGACCTTCCCCTGGCATTTTAGGATCAACATCAGTAGTAAAATTGAGTTTAATTTTTCTTTGTACATAATCGTAGATATATTGTATTCCTTTGATAGCTGGTGTTTTCCACATTATCATTCTACTATCTACAAATGTGTAAGTACCTCCGCCATTGCTTACATGGACTTT